TCCTATAGTATTGACAGGGTAGATACTAATGCTGACTATTCGCCCAAAAACTGTCGATGGGCTACACGTACACAACAGGCACGTAACAGACGTATTTTAAAAACCAATACTTCGGGTGTAAATGGCGTGTCTTACCATATAGGGAAGAGCAAGTGGGTAGCTTATATCAGCCTAAACTATAAAAGAATAAACTTAGGAACCTATATAAACTTAGATGACGCAATAAATGCTCGTAAAGCAGCCGAAATAAAACATTCATTTTTTGATTGTTAACAGATTGAACGCAAGAAATTGCGTTTTTTCTTTACCCAGAGCATTGTATTTTTAGCACAAGCGATGTACAATAAGACTATCAACTAAAAAGGATAACATCAATGACACACATCAAAGTACAATATAGCGATACGCCAGTAAAAGTAGCTGTTCGTACCAATATGCAGGGCGGTCACGTAATCACTAACGGTATGAGCGCACTAGCGAGTAGGATTATTATCAATATGACACCAGAGCAGAAGCTACGATACGACTTCTACCAGGGACAACTAAACCGTGTACGGAAGGAATACTAAATGCCCCTTATGGATTATGTTAAGCAAGAGTTACCTACACTCTATAGTGTTCTCTCGGATACTACAGAAGAACTAGAGGTAGAACAGTACCAGTGTCCTAGTTACTATGATGAAAATAATGAATTGCAAGATTGTACTTGCGGAAAGTGTGAATAATATGAGCAAGCTATTAGTAATAGATGGTTGGCACAAAGGATACACGGTCAATGCTCCTATAAATCAACAACTGTACTTACTCAAACCAAAAACTATTACTATTGATGATTGTTGCGATGGTGAGGTAGTAGGTATAGACAAAGATTTACGTAAAGAATATAAGTTAGCGTCAGTATCTCAAGACAGTAAAGTCGCATTATATTCAATAGATGGTACACTTGAGTCAATTTTCCAACGTGATTGGATTGTACCATCTGATAAGAATTGGATTGAACAACCATTATATATAGGCATTCACGACCCGCGAGCAGTAGTTGATTATACAAGCTTACAAGGAACTATTTATGAGTAGTATTTCTCAAACTGGACAAATCCTAAAGTACCTTAAAGAACACGGCTCAATGACTAACACCGATATGTGGAACAGACGAATCCAGCGTGGTTCAGAGCGTATTAGGGAGCTTAAGAAGGAAGGGCATATAATTGTTACCAACCATGTTAAAGGTGCTCTCTGGGAATACGTATACATGGGTCATGTTGACGATAAGCCTAAAAACTCTTGGACAAAACATTTTCATATTGGAGGTAAGTAATGCAAGATAACGATTACGATTTTGGTGATGTAATAGTTGTAGTGGGGCAAATCATCTTTGCAATTGCGATTTGCACAATATTCTTTTATCTAGCGGGAGGTGTGCAAAATGGCTAAAAGCAAACTATCTAAAATAAAACTCTATCACGAATACTTAGAATCAGAACCAGGACACCGAAAATGATACCTGAACACCAACGAATGCATATTAAAATGAGACGTATTGACCGCTTCTTATGGAAGATGAGTACTGAGCTTATCTGGTACACCTATAACAAATGTGAATCAATCTTAAATCATAGAGCAGATAATAAGGAGAATATCTAATGTCAAGACGTAATTTAGACGACTGGGACGAACAAAAGGTAGTAGAGCCTATGGTAAGTAAGGATGAAGACTTCAATAACTTTTCACGAGCATTCGTTGCTGAGTTGATGGATGAAACCCGCAAAGACATTGCAAGCCAAATCACCGGCGGTTCTAGACAAACTTTCATCACATACGAAATTTATTATAAGAAATTATTAGCAGAACTTAAAGCAGCTATAGAGGAGATTAAGTAATGGAAACAACTTACGGCGTCTACATTATAAATAACGAACGCACACGAGGTTCGACTACTTTTTATGAAGATGAAATGCAAGCTAACTGGATTTGTAACGAAGTATTACCTGGCTGGTGGGGATATGTCTTAGAACAAACTTGGGAGCTTGAATATGACGACTAACCCCTCTAACCCTATAATGCCAGAGCAAGAGAGACTACGAGCTGAGATAAACCGTATTCATCAGCGTCCTGCTATGCGACCTTATAAAGATATTGTAGATGACCTTATGCAGCTTATCGAAACCCATACAGCTCAGGCGGTAAGGGAAGCAAGGATTGATGAGCTAAAGCATTTACGAAACCCTGATGTGGATAGTGACATACATTATGTTGATGACAAAGGAAGAACTTATAGCATTTTGAATAGGTTAAATGAGCTTACCCAAGAGAGGAGCGAACACCATGAGTAACCCATGTGAATTAACTCAAAACAAGGTAGTTACATATAAAGATTTTGATGGTTCAGATGTATGTACCGATTGCGGTTACTTGGTTTCTAGCCATAACCTCACACAACCCACACCTAAAAAGACTTGCCTTAATATCGACTGTCCTGAACGAACAGGTGGCGAATGTAATGCTCCAGTGTTTCATAGCAATGTATATCCACCTAGTAAAGAAGATGATGAGCTAGATACCCTATTAGACAATCACGCTGCATTGTATGCGGAAACAACTATGCAGTTCATCACTGGTGAAATTACAGAAGACGAGCGTGATAAAGAATGGCATCATTCAGACCTCAAAACAAAACATTCTCTACTAAAACTCAAACTCCAGTGGCAGCTGGATGCTCTAGAGGCAGTAAAAAAATCAGGCAAGCAATGGGTAGAATTAAACGAAGGTACTAAGCACGAACTTTACAAACGTATCACTGAACTAAAAAAGCTCAAGAAAGGTAACCGGTAGTATGACAACTATCGAATATAACCTTGAAATGGTTCGTATCTACTCTGAAATAAAGAACCAGCAGCTTCAAGCTATTAACACTAATAAAACTGAGGAGGTAAAATGAAACAAATTACTATTGCAGTTCCGGACAACTATAGTGCAGAGAACATGGTCGAGCGTATTAAAAACGAGTTTGGTGACGACCCTAAAATAATAGTTACTTACAAAGGTACTATTGATGCTAAGGTGGGAACTATTTTACAAGCTTTCGGTGAATTTCAGGAAAAGGTTAAACAGTCATGACTTCATTTAAACAGAGTGCAACCAAGGTACTAATACATATGGGTCATCGAACTATGATGGGTGACGCTAAAAACGGCTGGGATGATGTAGTTGAGGAAGCTTTAGAACAGTTAGAAGCTTTGCATAGTAAAGAACTATCCGAGCTACAGAGTACTATTCTAGATAATTTGCTTATGGAGGCTAGTAAATTGGACAGCGATTATATTGAGAATGGTATCAGAAAATTTGTTCATAAATATAGGAATAACCCTCATGTCTAGTAGTAACCTAGAAGAACTTGCAGTTACGCCGTGTACAAGATGTTTTATCTGTGAGTTTACACCTCAAGTTGAATGTCAAAACCCCTACAAAGAATGTTCTACGTGTTCAATCGTCAGACTGTTAGATAAAGATTTTTCACAAGCAGAGACTAAAGCACGAACAGATGCAATCGAAGAAGCTAAGCAAGTGGTAATTGATGCAGACCGATTATACACTACAGAAACTGAACGTAAGGTGGCAAATGATTACAAAGAACAAATTGTTGCTGGGCTTACCTCGCTACTAAAGGAGAAACAATAATGAATGAAAAGAAAGTATTCCAAATACCGACGACTGCACATCCAAATGCATCACATGGTCAAGTAACTCAATTAAATAATTGGCTCATTCCAATTCTAGAAAACATAGCAAGGCAAACAGGTAAAGACGGTATTCATGGAACATATGTAAGTGTAATAGTTGAGGTTGTTTTATGACCCTACCCCACCAAGATAATGAACTACGGAAGAAGCTAAGCGAAAAAGTTAAAAAATATGACGAAGAGATTAATGATGTATATGGAAGATACAGCCCAGATGAATTTCTTGACGCTATCCTCGATATAATCATCGAGGCTTTACCAGAAATTGATACTGATTTACCGTGGCGTAGTGACTACGATGATGACAGTGATTGGGTACGACATACTGCTGAAATAGAAGCAAGGAACAGCTTTGTAGACGAGATAACTGCAATTTTAACCGCAGCAAAGGAAGGGAAGTAACATGTTAATTTTATTAATCGTAGTTATTATAATCGTATTGATTGTATTAAGCCAAGCGGGAATACTTTAGTTAAAAATATAAATCCACCTCGAAAGGGTGGTTTTTCTTTGCACTATACAAATGAAAGCATTAGTGCGATACTAGAAGCACTATGGCAGAGCAGGAAACTACAACTCAAGCCGACAATCCCAAACCATTTGGACGGCCTACAAAGCTAACAGCTGAACTTATTTATAAGGCACGAGAACACGTCGAAGCTTTTGATGTTAGTACCTATACATTGCTACCCACTATCGAAGGATTAGCGTTAGAACTGCGTATATCAAGAGATACTGTTTACGAGTGGGAGAAAGAAAACACAGACTTTTCCGACATCGTTACGGAATTAAGGGCTAAACAAGCTAATAAACTGATACAAAACTCTTTAGCTGGCAAGTATAATGCTTCTATTGCAAAGTTAATCCTCAGTGGCAAACATGGCTACGTAGAGAAGAGTGAACAAGACCTAACTACTAATGGTAAAGACATTATCCAACCGATTCTCGTTAAGTTCGTAGGTGACGATGACACAACAAACGATTGAAATACCAAAAGAGTATAAGCGATTGTTCGATGATGATTGGCGTGAAGCTGCTATATATGGCGGTCGTGGTTCGCTCAAGTCTCATACTGTTGCACGCTTCCTACTTATCATGGCCCGAAGTAAGACAATACGGGTGGGGTGCTTTCGTGAGTTTCAAAACAGTATCGGCGATTCATCACACCAACTGCTCTCTGACCTCATTGCTAAATACGAGCTAACTGACTTCAAAGTCACCGATAAGGCCATTGTGAACACCATCACTGGTTCTGACTTCTTATTTAAAGGGTTACACCACAACGAACAGAGCGTTAAGTCGATTGAGGGTATGGATTATGCATGGGTAGAGGAAGCCCAGACTGTAACGAGTAGCTCGATTGATATCTTAGTTCCAACAGTCCGCAAGGCTCACAGTAAGATTATCTATACTTATAACCGTCTTGATGAAGAAGACCCAGTACATAAGCGACTGGTTATTGAGGGACGCCCTAACACCCTCGTGCTACATATCAACTACGATGTAGCAATGAAGCATGGCTGGTTCCCTGACGTGTTGAAGGTGGAAATGGAAGACGACAAGGCTAACCGCCCGGCACTGTATAAGCATAAGTGGCTTGGAGAACCTAATTCACAAGAGGGCCGTATTTACCAAGGATGGAATAAGCTAGAGGGTGATATACCGTTTGAAGCTAAGTTAGTGCGCTATGGCCTCGACTTCGGCTATTCAATTGACCCAACAGTTATCATTGCTATCTATCAATACAACGGTGGCTATATACTTGATGAGGTTGTGTATCAGAAGGGGCTAAGCAACAAGAGCATTGCTGATATTCTGAATACGAAAGAGAAAGCCTTAGTGATTGCCGATAGCGCCGAGCCTAAGAGTATTGATGAGATATACAACTACGGTATCAACATACAAGGCGTGGTTAAGGGTAAAGACTCCGTTAGCCAAGGTATACAGTTTGTTCAAGAGCAGAAGATTAGTGTTACTTCTCGCAGCGTGAAGACCTGGGCAGGCTACTTAGGCTACAAATGGGCAGTCACGAGAGAGGGTAAACCACTCAACGTACCTGATGACGCCGTACACGAATGGAGCAACCCAATGGA